GAGTAATCTTTGGAATACATTTGTTTTATTTTTTCAAAACACAATAGTGCTGTTTTATCTCGATCATTTTCTGGAGTGCCTTGAATATTCATGTTTACTTCTCTCGAGAGCGCATTGTGAAAACAATCAATGACAAATATTAGGAATTCCGGTAAATCATTTTGTTGATAACCTGTAAATAAATCATTGTCTTTTATTTTAGCAAGCTTCTGAACCGTTTTGACAAATTTAACAGGAGAAACTATACAATTTTCTTGCCACAAAATCTTACGCAATTCATCCCACTCGATAAGAAGTGCCGAATCATATTGATTCTTTAATCGTCTTTTATATGTTTCTAATTCTAAGAAATGATTTAATTCATATGTATGCGAAATGATCTGCATACATGAATTTAAAAAACAAGTATTGCCCAAATTAGCTAATCCAGACAATCCTTTATTACTATATTTATCAAAATTCATTATTATAATTGTTATAATTAATATAAAATAATATATTTAAACACATTTATTATAATATATTTATAACAATAATGTCAGATTTGAATTTGAATCCTCAGGAAAGACAACGGTTAATTTCCATGTATATTGCTCAATATAATCAGACTAATTCGCATATTACGCGATTATTTGACACATTGGATGATATTAGAAATAATATAAATACTTTATTAGGAAATAATATGTATAATATGAATATGAATATGAATCAGAATCTAAATTCAAATTCAAACCTAAATTCAAATTCAAATAGAGCTAACAGATTTAATCGTTACAACAGACAAAACAGACAAAACAGGCAAACAAATTCGACTGCTCCCAGAACACATGTTTATTACGATTATGCGAATCCAATTGAACGATCGACTTATATAACCGACTTTATGAGCGATGTGATAACTAATAATACTTCAAATATGTCGAATCATGAGAGCAATCCACAAGTTACGGAGTTTCTTACTACATTTTTAAATACATCAGTGCCTGTTAGACCAACATCGCAACAAATAAATAGCGCATCTAGACTTGTTAGGTTTGAAGATATTCAGACACCTAACAGCGCGAGTTGTGCTATTTCTTTAGAACCATTTTCTCCAGAAGATAATGTTAGACAGTTAAATCATTGCGGTCACATATTTTTCCCATGTCAGTTCAATCAGTGGTTTCAAAATAATGTTAGGTGCCCGGTTTGTAGACATGACATTCGATCTCCTCCTGCTCCTGCTGCTGCTCTTGCTGCTGCTACTCTTGCTGCTGCTACTCTTGATGATACTCTTGATTTATCTGGCAACGAAGTATCAGAAAATAATTTTTTGACAACCTTTATAACTGGATTATTAAGTCCAAATTCTAGACCTTCTAATCTTACTCCGGAAAGTCAATTATATTATGACACCATAATGCGGGTTATAAATAATCAAACTTAAATAAAAAATAATAATATATTTAAAACAATATAGAGATATTATTATATAATATATTAGAATATGACTACTATCGCGACTATGGAAGAAATCAATAATGTTGATATTAACGCATGGAGACATGGTTACAAATGGAATATCAATGAATGTTTGAGATTAGAAAGAGAATATGACTTGCTTAAATTGTCTGTTCCTGAAATGGCGATTTTACACAAGAGAAGTATAAATGCGATCATGTGTAAGCTACAGGATGAGGGGTTGGATACATATAATAATTTATATGTGAGAACCTTTGGAAAAGAAGGAACCCTAGAAGACCACCTCGATGAACAAATTGATAAATTAAATAATTTGAGTTCTTTTGCTGACGAGGAAGATGCTGAAGAGGAAGATGATGAAGAGGAAGATGATGAAAATGATGAAGACTATGAGGATGAAGAAGAAGAAGATGATGAAGATGATGAAGACTATGACGACGAAGACTATACCGAAAATGTAATATATGAGGATGGATCAAATCATGCCTATGTTTATGATCAAGTCAAACGAATGCATAAACATATCACTAATCTTTTGGGGTATTTTACAAAGGTTTCGTCAAAATCTAATAAATCAGTTTCTAGTAATGCTTACTAAATTAAAAAAAAGATTTTTATATTATTGTATAATTATTGTTAATTTATTGTTAACAATAATTTCTTGTTTCTTGTTTCTTGTTTATTTCCTTTGTCTATTTATTTTTAATGAAGAATTTGGCAACAGTTTGATTTCCTTCTTTCGCATTGTTCGTTTCTCTCAAATACTTATCGAATATCAAAGTCTTCACCTCTTTATCCTTCATCTTCGCCAACTTGTCTTCAAACTTTTTATTATCATGGTGTTCCAGTCTTAGTTCCGCTATCTCCCGTCTAAACTTCGATATCTTGGTGCTTTTATTTTGCATACGCCAAATGTCTTCCAATACCAGACCAAACAGCTGAAGTAACGGTTTCATAATTTGATTGGTAATATAAAAGGAATAATCCAGCTGTAATCCTTTCTCTTTTATATAAGTTGGCGTCTCTATTTTCTCCCCCTGTAGCGCCTTCTTGTTGGGTTGAACTATATAAGCAAACGGTATTCGATCACCTGATGTCGGTTTGTTTCCTGGCTCTCTGGCAGCGATTCTATCTGCCAACACTTTGTGAGCAATCTGCTGAGGATTTTTGTAGAATGACCGCAAAGACTTTGTTATGATTAATTTGTCCATTGCGACATGTCCGTCTACCATTTCCTGTAAACATCGGTTCACATATTCAATTGCTTTGTAAACATTACATTCTTTCATCAAGATGTCGATCACGCCTCCGTAAACGTCTTTCACTATTGGCGCATTATCTCGCCGTTTAAGAACAATTCCCATCTCTTTTCGCTTTCCCTTGTTCGGATCGGTCTCATATAAGATGCCGACATATCGCTTCTTCGATAATAAGCAAAAGGGCATAAATGTCTTCTCATATTCGAAATCATGCGGTTGCTTCAGAAATTTTGAGACGGTGTGACATGCGGTCTGTGCGATTTCGATCGACAGTTCTAGCGCTTTATGGCCTAAAATAGGCTCGCCGGTTTCTTTGTTTAAGAGGTTGAACTTGAAGAATACCGAGTCCGTGTTATGAACAATCATGTTTCCTACGCCAGCAGCAAAATGATGATTATCTGTTGTTAGATCATAGACATAGCCTTCATATGGGATTTCTTCCATACTTTTTATAGAATTAGGATTAGGATTATATTTATACAGTTTTGTATTTATTTGGTGTACGATAATACTTAAGTCAGGACAACTTGTGAGGCTAAATGGGATATTACGATGATTTAAATAGTTGGTATGTATTGCGGCATCTAACATATTATCAAAAAGGAAATTTACTCCATACTCAGTGGCGCTTGTTGCGATGGGAACGCAATACTTTGATGCGATATCTAATGTATCATCAAAATGCACGATATCTTCATCTGTATAAAAGTTTGGCTCTGCTTTCTCTCGCAAACTATGATGCAAAAGCTCTAAACCAATCTGAATATCTTTTGGTGAAATTTCAGTTCCTTCTTTTGTGATTAAAGAATGATCATCAGTTACATCGACGCATCCAGTATGCGTTAGAATTCTTACCATCTTTTTATGAGGAGCTAGCTGATGTCTTATTACTCGATAAAGCTTAGTCCATCCTTTTTCTGTCCAAGTTTCTACTCCTTCCAATTCACAGAATTCTTTTTCTTGTTTTCCGGGTTCCACGCATTTGATCCATAGATTTTGCCCATATTTTTCTGCCAATTGTTCAATTGTGAGAATATCAATTCCACCTTTTGGAAAGGTGGAGCCAAATTCATTTCCAGAATTTATTCTTACGTAAATAGGCGTATAATTAGCGACACTATCTCCATAAACATACTCTGCTTTTGTATTTACCAGACCATATTTTGTATCCAAATTCACATCTTCATAACATTCTTCGACAACGCGTTTTGCATAAGTTAGAAGTAATCGTCCCGTAGCCGTAGTAGATGCCGCAATATCCGGTTCGTAAAAGGTGCTAGTTTTTGCTCCAAGCTGACCGTAAAGTGAATTCGCTGTGACTTTGTAAGCTAGCTGTCTTTTATCTAGCACATTCTTCATGAAATCATCCTGTGTCAGAGGTATCTGTTTTCTAGTGTCTTTTCTGGCCTTCAAAAGCTCTTGTAAAATAGAAGGCATGATTGCTTTCTCTTCTACTACTCCGTTTTTAAATGGTTGCGCAAATCGACATACTTTGTATCCTGACTTTATCTTTTCTGCTTTTGCCTTTGGACTCTTTCTGACATATCGATAGGTATCAAATGTGATGTCCACATATTCGTATCCAGGCAAGTTATCGTAAACAAATTGACCAGACTCCATCTTTTGTCCTGTTTCCGCAATCAAATTGTTTGCTAAATCATATATTTTAGTCCACACTTTGCTGCTAGGGCACAAATTCTCCGATAACATGGAAGACGGATATAGCGACGCAAAATCGCCAACTGGAACTGGACTGTCTAGATAGAGACCGCATTTTGGCTCCAAAACAATGGCACCTTCGTAACCGTCGTCTTTCGATCCTTTGTCAATAACCGGCATCAGAACCCCTTTTTCCTTACATTTTTTAGCAACATAGCTTGTTAGTTTAATACCTTGACCTCGATAAATTAGGAAACTCATTGGAACACTACATAATTTGGCCATTTCCACTAGATCCGTTAGGACATCCACTTTGGAAAACAAGTGCTGGACTAGGTTACAATCCTGAATACAATATTTTGCGATAACTGCTCTTGCGGTAGGACCTTCATTCGTCATTCTGAAAATATCTTTAGGAGTCACATCATCCTTCGCTAGACCCCATTTGACTGCCTTTGCTTGCGGGTTCTCATGTCCTTCGATTTCAAACCATTTTTCCTCTTTATTTATTTTGGTGACGCGAAACTTATCGCCACCTTTGTAATAATCGCTCGAGTGGTTGATTTCTTCGAAATGAATAAAACTGTCTACTTGTAAGCCAGTCATATTATTAGTTTTGAACCGGGTGCTAAGTTCTTCTGCCTTTGTTAAGTGCTCTTGACCTTTTATATAATCCCCGATAAAATGGCCACCAACATAGTCCAGCTTGTAAGAGGTCAAATTTTCCGTGCGTCGAAACCAATTGAGCATATCCACTTGAAGCCGTCCATTCATTTTAATGATAGATAATTCATATGTTCCTGACGCAAATGTAGTGCTACTTTTATCGATCTCTATTTTTCCTGTTTTGTAATCGAGAGTTGCGCACAGTTCGTCATTGTTTCTAGAAAGCTTCAGAAATTCGTCGACGCAATTAAGCTCCTGAGCTCTTCTAAACATGAACTCATAATCAAAGCTAAATATGTTGTAACCAATGACAATATCCGGA